GAGGCTGCACCCCGACGCGGGAGCAGACCAGCCCGACGTCACGAAGGCGACGGCCATCATTCTCGGCCATGCGCTACGCTGGACGGTCCCGCCCTTTCTGGCGTGGGGGCTCGCATGAGCGACGACAACCAAGGCCCCCGCGTTCACCCCGAGTGCCCGCGGTGCGGCGACGTCAAGACCGAGAGCGCCAGCAGGCATCACCCGTGCTGGCGGTGCATCGAGGCAATGGGCGAAGGCGTGCGGTTCCGCAAGGGCAACGCCATCGGCAAGAGCGCGCTGGCCCGTGTGGGGTGGGGGTGGCCACATGCAGACGAATAGCCCCGAGTGGCTCGAATGGCGCCGGTCCGGCATCGGCGCGTCCGACGTCCCGCAGATCCTGCTTCCCGCCGAGCACCGCCCCTATGGCGGCCCGTGGGAGGTGTGGCTGTCGAAGCGTGGGGAGGGTAGGCCGCTGGAGGGCGCCCACCTCGAAGCTGGCCACCGCATCGAGCGCTCGATCGTCGAGTACGTCGTCGACCAGACGGAGGGCGAATACACCGGCTGGCGCATGGGCTCCGGCCTGCAGCACCCCGAGCACGAATGGATGCGCGCGACCCCTGACGCGTGGCTGGGCGTGCCCGTCATCCTGGGCGGCGTCGTCACCGACCGCGGGGGCTGCGCCCTCGTCGAGGCCAAGCTGACCCGCAAGCATCGCGCTTGGGAGCACGGGCCCCCGCCTCACGTGGTGCTCCAGATGCACTGGCAAGCCATCGTCACCGGCTGCCATGACCTCCACGTCGGGGCCTTCCTGGCCGGCTCGCTCGAGTACAAGCACTGGCGTATCGACTACGACGTCGGCCTAGCCGAGCGAATCGCCGAGCGCGTGTACGCCTGGCGTGAGCGTTACATCATCGAGGACACCCCGCCCCCCATCGAGCCCACCGACGCGGCCATGCGCTGGTACGGCAGCCGTCCCAAGGGCGCCGAGCTCCGGGCCGAGGACCACGACGTGACCAACGCCGTTGCGGCGTACGTCATGGCCGCCGAGAACGCCCGGGAGGCGGCGAAGGAGGCCCGCGAGGCCAAGGCCATGGTGTTGGCGCTGTGCGACGGCTTCGGCGGCATCCAGACCCCCACGGGCGTGCTCTATGCCAACGACGTCGCCGGGCGAAAGACCCTCGACCGCAAGGCGCTGGAGAAGGACCACCCCGAGCTGGCGGCGAAGTACACCAAGCATGGGGCCGGGAGCAAGCGGTTTACGTGGAAGGCCAATGACCCTGACTGACGCCGACATCCAACGCATCGGCCGCGCCCACCAAGCCGAGCAAATCGCCCACGGCAAGCGTCGGCGCATGCTCGCCCTCATCGGCCAGCGGGTGTGGTGGTGGCTCCGTCACGAGCACCTCACCAGGCACCCACGCAGGGCGCCCAAGGCCGAGGCGCGCCCCCAGGCCCGGCGCCCCGCGCCATACTGGGAGCCCTCCCACGACTTCGACCCCATGCCGACGCGCTCGTGCGACCGGTGCGGGCTGGAGATTTCCATCAAGGCACGGACGTGCTTGCATTGCAGGAGAAGGACATGAGCGAGATCGAAATCAACGGCATTACCTACGTGCCCAAGCACGCCCCCGCCGACGGTACCCGCCGCGTGGTGGTCATCGACCGCGGCTGGATTTTCGGCGGCAACGTCGAGCGCGACGACGACGAAGGCGTCATCACCATTACCGATGCGGTCCACGTGATTCGCTGGGAGGCTATCGGCTTCGACGGCGTGTGCGCGGACAAGCAGCGGGAAAAGATGACACTCAAGCGGATGGACAAGCCCGTCGTGGTGCCCATGGGCTCCGTGATCTTCTCTGTGGTCGTGGCGGACACGTGGGGCCGGTAATGCCGGTCGGCTACGGCTACGGCTACGGCTACGGCTACGGCGACGGCGACGGCGACGGCGCCGGCACCATCAGCACCACCAATAGGAGAAGGACATGACCACCCAAACCACCGAGATCACCGTGCACAACGAGGGCGAGGCGCAGCTTGCCAACGTCATCGAGCACGCCACCCGCGACCACCTGCGCAACGACCCCGCCGCCATCCACGCGATGAAGGCCGCCCTTGTGCACGAGGTTCGCCGGGTGCCGAAGCTCTTCGAGTGCAGCCCCGACAGCATGGCCGCCGCGGCCGTCACCTGCGCCGAGTTGGGCCTGTACCCCAAGGGCTCCATCGCGCACATCCACCTCATCCCCCGGGGCGGGCAGGTCACCGTGCAGATCGGCTACCGCGGCCTGATGGAGCTTGCCCGGCGCGCAGGCGTGCACGTCGACACCGACGGCGTGGTCTACCGGCAGGAAGTCGAGCGCGGGCTGTTCACCGCCGAGCTGGCGCCCTTCTCGCTGTCGCACCGCTTCTCGCTCGAGGACATCGGCCGCTCTGACGGTGAGCTCGTGGCGGCCTATGCCTCGTGCGTGGTGGACGGCGCCCGCGTCGGCGTCATCCTGACCCGTGCCGACCTCGACAAGCGCCGCAACCGCGCCATGGGCGGCGGCAACAAGGGCCCGTGGTCCACCGACTACGCCGCGATGTGCCGCAAGAGCGCCATCCGGGCACTGCTCCAGTCCGGCAAGGTGCCATTGTCCGCCGAGGTGCTCGCAGGCCTGGGCAAGACCGACGAGGCCAGGCAGGCGGTGCAGGCCCCCGAGGCCCCGCGCATCGAGGTGCAGCCCGAGCCTGCGGACCCGACCGCCCGTGCGGCGGCGGCGTTGGATGATGGGGGGACGTGGTGATTCGCCTCGAGCACGGCGACTGCATCGAGGTCATGCGCGGGATGCCCGATGGCTCGGTCGACGCCATCGTGTGCGACCCTCCCTATGGGATCGGCTTCATGGGCAAGGGGTGGGACAGCGCCGTGCCCGGCATCGAGTGGGCGCGGGAGAGCCTGCGCGTGCTCAAACCCGGCGGCCACCTGATCGCCTTCGCCAGCACCCGCACCCTGCACCGGCTTGCGGTCGCTGTCGAGGATGGCGGCTTCGAGATCCGCGATACGGTGCATTGGTGCTACTGGTCGGGGTTCCCCAAGTCGCTGGACGTGTCCAAGGCGATCGACGCGGCGGCGGGGGCCGAGCGGGAGGTCATCCGAGAATCGACCGACCGGCGTGGCGACGGGACCGGGTACGGACTCGGTCACTCTGGCCGAGTCGTATCTCTTGACCCCGCCACCGACGCCGCTCGCCAGTGGTCCGGCTGGGGCACCGCCCTCAAGCCCGCCGTCGAGCCCGCTGTGCTCGCCCGCAAGCCGCTGTCGGGCACCGTGGCCGCCAACGTGCTCGAGCACGGCACGGGCGGGTTGAACATCGACGGGTGCCGGATTGCGCCGGGGGATGAGGCGTGGCCGGGGCCGCAGGACGAAGTGGCCCCAGCACCCGCAGCCGCCGGCCGCTGGCCCGCCAACCTCTACCACTGCCCCAAGCCCTCCACCGCCGAGCGCGAGCGGGGCACCGAGGGGCTACCCGCCCGCAGCGCCGGCGAGCTTGTCGACCGCGACGAGGGCAGCGCCGGCATGGACAACCCGCGTGCAGGCGCCGGTCGCACCTCCAGCGGCCGCCGCAACTTCCACCCGACCGTCAAGCCCGTGCAGCTCATGCGGTGGCTTGTGCGGCTGGTGACGCCCCCGGGCGGCGTAGTCCTCGACCCCTTCATGGGCAGCGGCACCACCGGTATCGCGGCAGCCATCGAAGGCTTCGACTTCATCGGCATCGAGCGTGAGGCGGAATACCTCGCCATCGCCAACGCCCGCGTGCGCTACGCCGCCGCCCACCGTGACGTGGAGTCGCCGGTGGACGCACCCGAGCGTGAGCAGGTCACCATCTTTGACGCGTTGCGGGGTGCCGAGTGAAGCTCTACCCAGAAGAGGAATCCGACCGAAGCGAAACGCTTGCGCTTGTGCGCGAGGTGTGGTCGATGCCCGAACACTCCAAGCTGACGCTTGGTGAGCTGCTCACCCTCGCTTGCAGAAACGCGGGAGTCAGTCGCGGCCGGACCGGCGAATGCTGGAACGCCACGCATGCTGCAATCATCCAGGGCCTCCAAGCCATGCGAGGTGCCGAGTGAGCCTCCTCGAATGGTGCGCGGCCTGCATCCCGATGTGGGACCACCTCCGCGAACACGACCCCACCACCGCCGAGATCTGCCTCGAGCTGGCCCGAGGCTCCAAGCGGAGCGATGAGGCCATTGCCAGGGCGGTCGAGCGGCGCGGTTTCATTCTTGGCGCACATTCGGTGCGCTATGCCCGCTGGCGGATTTCGCCGCCTGATGGGCTTTTCACCAGGGTTTGAGGGCCCTACGCGGCGGCCTGGGGCGGGGTGTCTTGGGGCCGTCGCGTACCCTTGGTGACCGTGATAGTATCGAGTCGGTTGGGGGGCCTATCACATCCATCAGGAGGGAAGGCCCATGTACACAAGGATCCGTCGCTGCTGGCGGGAAATGGTACGATTCGCGTACCGGCTCGCCGTAGCATGGCAGGGGGGCGCCGCCATGACGGCCGACGCCCGGCTGCAGGAGGCCCGCGATGCAGAACGAACCGCCCAACTCGATGCGCTTGAAGCTCGTATCCGACGCATTCGGGCTGCGGCCGATGCCGTCCGAGAGGATGCCGCATGCCGGCGTGCCGCTTATCAACGTCGTTACCACCGGCACGGAACAGGCCCCCGAGCTGGCCCAGTTGGCCGAGGCGATCAACACCGAGCTGCGGACAGAAATCCTGATGGAGTCACTGATCCATGAACTAGACCAGGCGCTTACCGAGGTGAGCCGCCTGCGTCGGAGGGAATAGCCCATGGGCACCGTTCAAGACAACATCAGCGCCATGTGGGTCGAGTCCGGCCAACTGGAGCACGGCATCAGCATCAGCCGCACCACGCCGCCGCGGCATGACTTCTACGTCGCTTCGCCGTCCGAGTACAACGCGGCACGGGACGAGGCGCTCAACGCGTCCAACCCGCCGACCCCACAAAACCGGGCCGACGTGCGGGCCAGGCTCGCCCCGGGTGGCCGGGCCTTCTGGGACAACGAAATGAACGACGGCACCCGCGACGACTGGATCAAGGTTGCCGCCGAGGGGCCCGCAGCCTAGCGTCCTGCGCCGTGCTACCTTTGGGCAACCAGGGAGCACCCCATGACCCGACCAATCGCCCAAGACCCGACCCGCAACGCAAACGGGCGCAACCCCTCGAGCCTGTTTGAGCCTGTCACGGGTTCAAGCCAGTTCGAGGCGTGGCTAAGCATTCTGCGTGCGGCGGACAGCACGAATGATTCATGGTGGACCAACGAGGCCTCCGACCCGGACATCGAGCTTTGCTACCGCCCAACAGGGCCCACCACCGTCACCGACTTGACGGGCAACACTACCGTGACGAGCGTGAAGTGCCGCCCTCTGCTTCCCGACGGGAAGGGGCTGATTGCGTTCGACTCCGCCACCGCGGGCGCCCCTCCCATCTTCTACGGTGACATGACTACGCGGGTCATCTACTACGCGATCAGCACCGACGCCGACACCCGCGCGCTCTACATCCTTGCCACCGGGGAGACGGAGCCAACCAACATTCAAGTCGACGTCCTCATCCGCCCAGCGGCTGGTGAAATCGACTACATGCACGAATACGGAGCCGGCCAAAACGCCGGAGCGGATTTCACTATCGTCGGCCTCGACGAGGGTGCGATTCTGTTTGCTGACATCGTTCGCAAGGACAACGGAGACGGCACCGTCGATGTTTCCCTGTACTACAGTATCAACGGCGCAGACGTGGTGGCCGCCGTGGTGTCATCCACCACCGGCACGAACAACGGCACCAGCGCCACGGTTCCTATCAACACCGGCGGGACTACGGCCGTTGTTCAGGATCTCATGAATGGCACCGAGGGCCAAGCGGCGTGGCCCGGGGTCCTGTACTACTCGGGCGCCAAGAGCATCTCCGACACACAGGCCGCGCTCGATGCCCTTGCGAGCGCAGAGTCCGACAGCTAGCGCCCGGTCACTTGGCCGGGGCGCTCTTCGTTGGGGGCGGGCAGTCCTGGGCGCTCACGGTGAAGCCCATCCCGGCGATCTCGGCGCCCGTATAGACGGCGACTCCCACGACGATCAGCCCAACGTAAAGCCCAAGGGCCTTGGCGCTGGTGAGGTTCTGCGCGATGGTCACGCAGCCCTCAACCCGCTTGTCGCGGCTCTGTTGGCGGAGCAGCTCGACGGCTCGTTGGTCCTTGAGCTCGTCCATGCCCTCGGCGAGGGCCGCAACGCTGGCCTTAATGCCCTCCAGCTCACGCAGGACCCCGATAGCCTCGCGCTGGCTGTCCATGAGCGCCTGTGTGGAGCGCCCCACCCTGGACTTGTCTTCCTCTTCGGCCATCACGCCCCCTCAATGCTAATGCGTAGTGTCTTGGCGACGGCGGCCACAAGGGCGACCGTGATCCCGGTGCCGACGATGACCCCGATGGTAAAGCCGTGCCGCTGGAACCACGACGGGCGAGCTCGGCGCACCGCCTCCTCGGCCTCGGTCTGGAGCCACTCGGCGTGCTGCTCGTGCTGCTCAATGCCATTGAGGGCGGCCCGAAGCTCGATGATGCAGCCTGCCAGGCGCCGCTGACGCCATAGCCACCGCTCATAGGTGCGCTCGTCCAGCTCCAGACCCTGTGCCGTGGGGCGCGGCTCGAAGCTCGGCGCGTCGTCAGGCACTACGGACGTCAGCTCGGCGTCGAGGCACGGCGATGCGGCCAGCGCCAGACCCAGCAGGGCGCCAATCACATGCCCCGCCCGAGCTTCGCCCAGCGGTCAAGCCGCTCCGACGCGGTGCCCATGGCTTCGATCTCGGCGCGCTCGGCGTCGAAGGCTTCGAGCTCGGACTGACTCCGGAGCCGGGCGCGTTGTTGCTCGGCTTCGATCCGCGCCTTGTTCTCCAGCGTGGCGGCCTTGAGGTCCACGATAGTGCTGTCGGCGTCCTCGCCCCATTCATCCCCGCGCCGTCCGAGCAGGGCGCCCACGATGCCCACGCCAACGGCCAGGAATGCCCACCAGAAACGCAGCGCCCACGGGCGCGTCGTTGGGTGGATGCCGAGCGCCAGAAAGCTGATAGCCAGCAGGCCAACGCCGATCACAAGCATGGTGTCCATGGTTCCTCCTCAATCCATTTCGCGGACGTGCAGCACATACAGATCGTGAGCCTGGGCGCCGGACGGATGCACCCTCGACCCCACCTCCAACGCGTCACGCAGTGCCGCAATCGGGGACTCTGACTCGACGGTGATGCATCCCTCGCTGACGCCCTTGTCGCTGTGGATGTTGATCCCGAGCCACCCCTCATCCGTGCCCATGGGCTCACCTTCAATGGTGTAGGTCCAGACACGAACCGGAGTGAACCCCTGCTGCACGATGGCGTCTCGGCCTCGGTGCTCGCCCTTGATGTAGGCGGCGCGGTACACGCCAGGGCGCAGGAGCACCGTTCGGCCCCCGTTGCTGTCGTGGTAGCTCCAGCTCGAGCAGGCCGCGGCGTGCTTGACGTCGCCGCGGTAATCGAGCACCACGAGCCGGTCGGTCTTCTCCCGGCGCACGTCATCGGGGGGCAGCGGCTGGTCGCCCGGCATGGCGTCGACGCGGCGCAGGAGCACCAGGGTATCGGCGCCCGCGGGGATGATGGAGCTCGCTCTGATTGCGACCGGTCGTTTCAGGGGTGGGCAGCCGCTCACTCTGATTGCGACCGACGCGCGCGGGGGGATTGCGGCCGGCGGTTTCGCGTGGCATCAGTTGCTCCCGGGAGTGCTGCCGCCGTCGGGGTTCGGGCCCGTGGTCCGGCTCGACGTGGCGGGGTTTGTGACGATCTGCAAGGTGATCGTCATGTACGGAGTATCCCCCCGCTCAACGCCCGCTACAAGCGCCACGCGGTTGACTTCTCCGATCTCCTCGTCGGTGAGGGACACGACGTCACCAGGACGGAGAAAGCCGTACTCTGCGCCAAGCATGTAGCGCACGCGGCGGTGCAGGAAGCCATCAGCCACCGCCCGCCACTGCAGGCACGCGTGAGCTGCGTACGGGGTGTGCACCACGTTGCTGGTGAGGCTCTGGCTGCGCACGCCGTAGATGCTCTGGCTTTTGGCGGCGCTGGCATTGCTCGTGAACTCGAAGGGCAGGTCAATCAAGGCGCCTGCCGACTTGGCCAGGGACGCCGGAAGCACAACCGAGGTCCGCGGCATCCTGCGACCGAGGCTCCCCGACTGCGACAAAGAGCCGATCCCCTCATCGTTCAAGGCCGTTACGGCGTACTTGAGGCGGTGCTCGTTTCGGACATCCTCGTATTCGCCGACGTACTCAACCGCCCCGGAGCGCCACACACCCGGGCCGCGTCGGATGTCGGCGATAGCATCGGCGGTCGTGGCCTCGTAGCGCCAAACAACGGGCTCGATACCCTTGGCGCCCGCCGTGATGCTGATGGGGAGCAAGGGCAAGATCTCGGACTGCGCGTAATCCCACAGGTCGACCCGCTCCTCGATGACGCATCCCACAGGCCACCCGTTGAGAAAAGCCCGAGCGGCCTCCCACGCCCCCCGGTTCCAGACGAGATCGGTCCGCTCGAGCAGCCAGATCAAGACGTCGCCCGCGCCCTTGGTGGTGCTGCTGCCGCCAATGAGCTGCCGGAACACGCTTGTGGCTGTCGGAGGGTCGCTGCGGTTCGCGCTGATGACGTCGATATCGGTGGTGCTGTTGACGAGCACCACAGTGCAATCGACTACCCCGTTGGACGTGGTGTACTGGGCCGATCCGAGCCTCCACGGTAGCGCGTCGTTGGTTGTGATGTTGAACCGCCCCTGGGCGGCGGGCGCTACCACCGCGGCGGTTGACACCTCGGACCGGTTGTAGATCTCGCCGTCGGTCCACCCTCCATCGCGATCGAAGATCTGCACCAGGTATTGCGTTGCTTCCGCCTGCTCGGCGGTGGTGGCCCAGCTGATGATAGAGATCGGCTGCCCGATGCTGTCGACGGTCCGATGAACCTCCTGATCAGAGGCGAGCGCCACAACGCCGGTGCCATCTGTTGGCACCACGGTGACTTCGTCCGAAGCAATCCAGCCACCAGCCAGCAAGCCGTACAGCTGCCCGGCGGCGCCGGGGTTCGTCTCGTCATAGACGAGCATCCGCGAAGCCGGGAAAGGGTTTGAGGCGTTGAACTGCCCAAGGATGTAGGGATAGGTTGCCCCGACCGCCTCGGCCCGGATGCTGTTGCTGCGGGGGATGGGTCCCGACGGCCCGGGGATGGGGTCCCCAAAGGTGCCCGACGTCATGATCTCGGATTCGGGCGGCCACACCTGGCTGTTGTTGTTGGCGCGCTCGGTGACCGTGAAGGCGACGGGGTCGCGGTCACCGCCATACTGCGGG